ATTCCGGGATAATCCCTTCCTGAGCCAAATCGAAACGAATTTTGGCAATGTGATCCCTTTGGGATTTTGTCATCCTGGCTGATGGCGCTTGCTCACTCGTTTTGAGCGGCGCATTGCTTCTTTGCTGTCGATTTTTACGAGGTGCACCAGCTTTTAACGCGCCGTTAAGCACCTTCACGACATCTGGCTCATTCCAGCCGATAACCCCGAGCTCAATCAGATTTAACACCGCTGCGGCTTGCTCAGACGGTGTAGGGGTCATAACTGGATCGCCACCGTCAGTGAGCTTTCCACAGTTATTGACAGGACTCCGAGGCGCGGCAGAGCCGCTTTTTAAGATCAAAGGCTCAACGGCCAAAACTTTTGGAACGATGCGCCATTCGGCTGTACGGGTTACATGGACGCGGTGCGCCCCGAGATGAGGGGCATAAATACCGACTACCCTCTCAATATCTTCCTCGTACTCGTTAACCTCATCCGTCACCTTACGGGCGACTCTGACGGCCTGCGCATCACGCGGCATGTTTGCGCCGCCCTGCGCGATGATGTACCGCTCAAAGTCACCCTCATCAGCAGCAGCTCGCGCGGCCTCGACCCGGTCGTCAAACTCGCTGGCAATACTCACCCCGCGCGGCAGTTTGCGCAGCTCGCGGTAAGCACCCATTGTCGGGAGGCCAATCGGTTTGAACTGAGGGATGCGCCATGTAGACGCCCATGCGGTGACGGCTGCAGCCGTATCTTTCAGGGGCTTGCCGGTGTCGTGATCGAGTTGGCCGTCGAGCGCGTAGCCGTCGATATTTTTGGCAATGTATTTAGCGATATAACCCGCCGCGCCGCCCTGATTAAGGTGACGGGACTCAAAGCGCTGTTTGGCTGCGCCCTTCTCGTGTCCGTCCTCTTTGAGGGCATAACGACGCATAATTTCGTTGATGGCTTTACGCTGACCGGGTTTGCAAAATAGCATCATGTGCCAGTGCGGCGTGCCGTCGTGATGAGGCTCGACAACGCGCATCCCGTAAACCTCTAACTCGTTATCTTTAAAAGCGGTACGCATCAGGCTCCAGATTCGGCACAGATAGCGCTGGCCGTCTTTAGGGGTGTATGCAGTTTCGTTCCAGCCGTGATTAAACTGCACCGTCTTGCTGTCGCCTTTTCCGACCTGACGAGTCGGGTGATACTTTGACGGGGTGGTCAGCGTGATAAACATCCCTACATCACCGACGCTGGCCGCGTAGCGTTCAATCCCGGCGATTGTGTTCATCAGCTCCATGCGGCGGATTTCAGGGTTTGAAATACTCCCCATGACCTTGCTGATGAGGTCTACACGCTCACCGGTGACTTTATTTTCCAGCTCGCAGGATTTCAGGTATTCGAGATTAGCCAGGCGGCGCGCGTGAACATCGCGGATCGCCATTTTGCTGGCGTAAGGCGAACGGTCTTTATTGACCTCACCGGCAGCGATGAGCAGCGCCTCGCGCCAGCGCATACGCTGCGCCTTGAGCTGGTTAACCCACCACTCATCCTTAATCAGACGTGAGATAGCGGAAAATGCCATGCGGATCGTCATCAGACCCTTACGGTATTTTTTCCAGTACATCGGGGTAAGGTTGAAAGCGCGCGCAATACCGGCTACCTGACCGTATAAATGCGCCTGCGCCTCATCGGTGAATAGTGATTCTTTCCCGCCGTGCGCCTCCGCCCAGGCGTCGCTTAAATCCTCGTATTTGTTCCAGAGCTGCGAGGCAATTCTGGCCGCAAATTTCCTGAGCTCTTTGTCATTCATATCAGGCAGTCGCGCATACTGGTCACGCTCGGACAAAAAGCCAATCGTGGCGGATTCATTCATACCGCACAGCTCATTGACACGCTCAAGACGCGGCAGCAGCTTGCGCTCAAATGTATTTTTGAGGAAATACAGCCCACCCAGAGGGCTCTTTGTGCGGCGGATGAAGTTATAACGCGAGGTAAACAGCGTTTGCAGGAAAAACGGCAGGCGGTCAATCCGGTTTAAAACACCTTGCACCTGACGGAGTTCGGCACGTGTAAGGGGTCTGTCGCGGCCTATGGCCTCTTTGCTGGCTTTATTCCACGGATAAGCACCGACGAAAGTCTCACCGGTGCTTTTTTGTAGCGGGGGTGGAGGCGAGGGGGCAACGCGCCCCCGGGTCTCAACGGCCATTAGCGGTGAATGCCTCCAGGCATTTTTCGCCAAACTGCTCAACCTGCTTTTCAAGGTCTGAAAATTGACGAGCCTCACCGGTTAAAATGTTATGCAGCACCAGTGCGGAAACGAGCTTGCTGATAGTTGGATAAAAGCCGACGGTATCAAGCCACTCTTTACCGGCATTCTTGCCAGATTTAGCGATTTTCTTTTCCTGCAAAATAAATTGAAACTGGTCGCTGGTAATCACGAACTTGTTATCAATAACGATATTAATGCTCATATATTCCCTTATTACTTTATTGTTGATCCAAAATAGAGTTGTGCAGCTTTTCGGATTCCTGCCCTAACAGCTCAATGATTTCCGTTCGGTTCATTTCAGACTTACAAATGTGAGCTATCAGAGAGTCAAGTGCCGACGCGAAACGGGTCGCGGTGACTAGCTGCGACTCAATCGTGGCCTGCGCTAACAGGGCTTTCATATTGCTGTGAGGTACTGATAATTCTTTATTCATTTACCCGGCTCCAGACAAAAGAATGTCCCGCGCATTCAAGCGCGTAAAAAGTTCAGCTATTTAATTAATGCAAATATTGCTCAGGCTTTACCGAGGTTAAAATAGTTGGGGCATATTCAAACAAGCTGAATAATTCACGTAGCGCCCTGAATAATTGCTCACGCCAATAACAGGAATCTTCATCAATTCGCCAGTAAGGCTGATTAAATTCAAGCTCAGTTAATCCCGCATGAAGGAATAAAGTGCGGCGCTGACTGACCGTCAGGAAACTGATATAAGCCGTTTCACTGGCACCAACCTGACGACGTTTAGAAAACGCACCGCGTAGCTCGTCAATTGCGCAGGCCAGACGCTCACGATCCACATCGTTCATTTCTTCAAAGCGCATGGTTGCGTGACGTTGTTTAAGCTGCGCATGGAAACAGACTGTCAGGCGGTCGCGTTCCATCATCCCATTATAAAAATCGCAGGTGTCCTGCCAGCGAGGCAGCGCAAGATGCTTACCGATTATCACGCGCAGGCCTGCAGGTTGTTTCTGGACTAACTCAAGGGTCATTACAGCCATTTTGACACCTCTCTCATTTTGATGATGCGCTTAACGACAGCCAGAATGCCCGGCTTACGGGCGCGGATAATGATGCCTTTGCGGCCCCGACCGTGGGTGACAGTGAAGTTAATCGGATTAGGGCTTTCATAGCGGAGTAACTGAGCGATGCAGCGAGGTTCTGTCATATCATTGCTCCTTAAGCTGGCTCGCCTAAACCTAACCACATCAGCCAACCATCACGGATCTCTTTTGGTCGGCTTTCATATGCCAATTGCATACCTTTGTTCCATGCTGGGAGGTAAATCCAATACTCACCGGCGCGGCCTGATGTTGATTGAGGGTCAGTCATTTCAATAACTGGCAACTTACCTTTCTCAACCATTCCCTTAACGGCAGCAGGGGTTTTACCAATGAGTCTGGCAAACTCCTGAATTGGCACTGCATCTGTATTACTTACAAGCTGTCGGCTCATCTGATAGGATTCTCCTTTAGTGCAACTAATTGCTCTTAATGGGCTTTAATTGCTCTTATTGTGTACCTCTATAGGGTTTTTATGACCCCTTAGAGACAATATTCTTCTATAGGAGTAACTATGTCAACCCCAGTGCATGAGAAGTTGAAGTTGATTCGAGAGTCCGAGCGACTCAACAAAAGGCAATTCAGTGAGTTAACCGGCCTCGCATATAGTTCATTGGCAGGGTATGAGGCAGGCGTTAAAAAACCCGGTGTTGAGCAAATTATGAAAATCCTTCAACACCCGAGGTTTTCTAAGTACACGATGTGGTTTATGACGGATCAGATTTTCCCTGAGTCCGGACAGATTGCTCCGGTTCTCGCACACTTTGGGCAACCCGAAACAACCTCGCAGCACTCAGACCAAAAGACTGGCTAACCCTTTACCGACATTACATGCATATTAAATGCATGTTACTAGTCGAAAAATTTTCCACACATACAGGTACGACGTGTAACAAGATTAAACAACGCGTAAATCGGAGGGTTTCATGAGTATCAAGAAACTCGATGATGGTCGTTATGAAGTGGACATCAGACCTGCCGGGCGCAACGGAAAGCGCATCCGCAGGAAGTTCGACAAGAAAAGCGAAGCTATCGCTTTTGAGAAACATACCCAATACAACCACCACAACAAGGATTGGTTAGCTAAACCGACAGATAAGCGGCATCTGTCTGAATTGACTAAAATCTGGTGGGAGTTGAAAGGTAAACACGAGGATCACGGCAAGTCTAATCTTGGGAAGATTGAGATTTTCACAAAGATTACTAATGACCCTAGCGCGTTCCAAATTACTAAATCAGTAATAAGCCAATACACAGCAGCACGCAGGTCACAAGGCATTAAGCCGTCCAGTATTAATCGTGACTTAACCTGTCTTAGCGGCATGTTTACAGCTCTAATTGATGCTGAATTATTCTTCGGTGAACACCCTTTCCGGGGCATGAAAAGGCTGAAAGAAGACAAACCCGAAACAGGATACCTAACACAGGATGAGATCGCCCTTCTGCTTTCGAAACTGGAAGGTGATAACAAGAAGATCGCCATTCTATGCCTCAGCACCGGGGCAAGATGGAGCGAAGCGGCGAGGCTTAAAGCGGAAAATGTTATTCACAACCGCTGCACGTTTGTTAAAACAAAAACGAACAAGCCACGCACCGTCCCTATATCGGATGAGGTTGCAGAGTTAGTCACTGGAAACAAGCGAGGGTTCCTATTCCCGGATGCCAATTACCCGGCATTCAGGCGGCTAATGAAGGAGCTAAAACCTGATTTACCTGCCGGTCAGGCAACCCACGCCTTACGACATAGTTTCGCTACGCACTTCATGATTAATGGAGGGAGTATTATCACATTGCAAAGGATTCTCGGGCACTCACGCATAGAACAAACAATGGTCTATGCACACTTTGCACCTGAATATTTACAGGATGCGATTACGCTAAACCCGTTGCGAGGTGGAGTGAGCACAGAGAGTGTCCACACTGCGTCCACACTATAGTGGTTTATAGTGGCTTTCAGTGGGCTTGTGTGCCGCGCAAACCCGCATTGCACCGCTGAAAGCCCCTGCTGTAAGGGGGGCAAATCTCCCTTACGCAGGCTAATTTTTTTGTCTGTAAAACGCCCTTCTTCCGCGTTCGCCCCTGCTTTTCTGCCCCCATCCATAAGTTTCCCTAACGTAAATTTATCTTTATTTTCAATGAGAAATGCCGGAATTTATGAATTTCGTAAAGTCAGGCTTTTCAAGCACCTGTACGATGTTATTCTCTGTATGAATGGAATTTCACTTAAGGATAAGGAGAAATACATGTACTGGGTGGTTGAAGAGAGGATGGTGTGCCCGCGTACCGGAACAACTTTCATTCATGTTCTTACTGTTAAAAATCTCAGGCTGATAATCTGGTATAAAGGCGATTACTTTATCAGCCCCGGCTCGGTTCTGGTGACCGGCCCTTTCGGAATCGCTGTGGATGGCAGGCTCAGAAAGTTGCACATCCTGCGAGCGTTTCCTTATACCCCGCCCTTTTGGTCATCATTTCTGGCGAACTCGACGTGCCCGGGCAATGACGGTACCTTGCTCACCCGCTGCGAACATCGCCAGGATTGTGTGTTCGCTTTGTGCCCTTATGGTGCTATAGCGTCATAA